TCATACACAGCTAAATATTGTAATCCTGGTTTTAACGAACTTGAAATAGTTATAGCATCACCCTCTTGAAAAGTAACCGATTGACTTACAACTAATTGTGCGGGAGTAGTAAAACTTATTAGTGTACCGCTAATAACACTAGCTACTTGGTTTATTATAATTTCATAACTAGCTATTGGAGTTCCCTGCGGTTGTATGTCTGTTATAACGGTTCCTGAGGGAATACCAGCACCTGTAAGAACTTGACCTACTATAGCAATACTTGCTCCAGTACCAAAATATAAAGTTAAACCAGTACTGCCTTGAATAACGTTTTGGCTTCCTGCGGGGGTTGCTCCTGTAAAAGGATTAGCTCCCGATGTTATTAAATCTTGAGGAAAACCAGGGCCGGTTACAGAATCACCTGTGGCAATTCCAGAAACATTTCCAGAAACATTATAAAGCCTTATAGTATCTGAAGAATCATTCAGCGCTGCAAACGCACTAACTGCTGTATAATTCATATTAGCTATTTGCCCTATTTTGCTAGCTGTGCTTATTCTGGCTATATAAGGATTAGAAGTATATGTGTAAAATTGCGGAAAGAAATTTGGAGTTGGTGGTTCGGATGGATCATAATCAAATAAATCGTTCATTGGAGAAATAGTAATAGCAATATCAAATTCCCTTCCAGGATAGTATTGTAAATTACTAAGGCCAAAATTATTTGTATTAATTAGTGTAGGGGAGTTTTCAACTCTACCATACAATTTAACAGAACTTCTAAATTGATCTTGAGTAGGTCCTATTTCATTTAAATCTCTAGGTACTTTATTAATATTATCACTTGTTAAAACTATATGTGAAGTTTGCCCTTGCTCTAAAGTTAAATTTTCTGGGTATCCTGCCATTATACCTGGCAAATATACATTATAATATTCTTGCTCCGTTTGTTTTACAACAACTTTATACGAGTACCAACCTAAAGGATTATATGTTCCATTTGTAACATCCCCATTATATACACCAGGTAAACCTCTAAGAATATCTTTTTCTGTTCCTATTTGATTATTAAATACTAATTTTATTGAATCACCTGGCCAACTATCAGGAGGAGTTGAAAATAATGTATTATAAGCAGAATATATAGTAGACCCTTTAAATGTTTGTCCTCCAATAGTAATTTCTTTTTTATTATTAGATAATATAACGCCTGATTGTCTTCCGTATCTATCTGATAAAACAATTCCAACTTGATAGTTTCTATTTGTTTTTAAACTTGAACTAGGGTATTCAATTTTACTTGTTGTGTTTTGCTCTGTGCCGCCTGGTTCTAAAACTACTAATTGCAAATTAACTAAAACCGCGGTTGTTGGCGTGTTTAATGTTATAGTTGATCCATTTATAGCCGTTATTAATGTACCTGGTGCTACTCCTTCTGAAATAACCTCCATACCTACTAAAAATTCTCCTTTAAGATTAGTTAAAGTAATAACAGTTGAATTAATAGGAAATGAACCTGATATTTGTCCAGTACCTCCATTTAAGCCAAAAGCAGTTTTATCAGTTATAGCTAAGTTGTAATTTATAAATTCAGGAGCTGTATGTTTGTTTTGAAAGTTACCGTATATAACTCTATTACCAGATATTTCCTGAGCTAAAGCTCTTACAGGTGTTTTATCGTAAACTCTTATTAAGTCTTTTTCTGGTAGAGTTCTAAATGGTTTTTTGGATTGATAATCGTATACATGGTAATTGGGCTCTCCTACAGTTAATTCCACGTTTGCTGCTAGCGTTTGAGCCGAGCTTAAAGTTATAGTACCTGATGTGCTAGGGTTTACATTCAGATTATCTGGGTTATAAGCAGCTACGGTTACATTTGTTGTTATACCAAAACCAGTTACATAACTACCCACTTGTATACCTCCAACTATATTTTGGACTGTAACTGTGGTAGAATTTGTTGTAGCTGTTTTAACTTGGCAAGATGCGGAAGCATTGTAAATATCAGCTTCGTTAATCGTAGCAATAACCTTAACTGGTATTTGATCTGACTCTTTATATAATATATCAATTTCTGTAACCTTTAAAGAATTACGTAAATTGTAATTTTTAAAAGGTAAAGGTATTCTTAGTTTTATTTGATCTACTTTGTTTTCTACAAAATTAACTATAGTACTTCGCGATGCTTCAGATTCATTATTAACTTTTTTTAAATCGTCTTTTTGAACATACATAAAGTACCCATCCTGTTTTGGTATGAAAGCAGCTTGAGTAAATGTTGAAAATAACGAATATTCATTATCTTCAAATTTAAATCTATAAGAAAATCTTACAAACTTATCATCTAAATATGTTGGATCTCCAGCAAATTTTGAATCGTAATAAGGATTAGCGTTTAATATTATCTCAGTGTTGCTGTTTAAAACAACAGGTATAGTTGCCCCTATTATAGTTATTGTCCATAAGGAAGTGCCTGTATCGTAAGTAGCTGCGCTTACTTTTGCGCTTGTAATTGTTTGCACAATGCCTACGCTATCAATATAAGATACCGAAGAACCTGAATCGTAAGTTGTAGCGCTGCCATCCACTTGTATATCGCCTACAAAGTTTTTAATTATTATTTGATTATCCCCTACACCGGCTGCTGCATTTAATTCGCCATTACCTCCGTTTGGCAGATTTTTACTGCTAACATCTTTCATAGTTGATTCATACTCAGCTGTAGCTGAAGTAGAAATTCTGCTTTCAGCAAACAGTTCAATACAATCGTGAGGATTATACTTAGCTACTGATATTTGATCTTCTGTTGTATAGTACGTGGGAGATTGTAAAGAATTTGTATTTGCTAAACTTACATTAATTTTTCTTGGTTGATTTCTATTATCTGTCCAAAAAAGTAAATCTTCTATAATATTAGCCCCATAAACTGGATTTAATTGTGAAAAGTTAAGGAAAGCTCCTTGGACTAATGTTATTAAATCGTTGGTGTTAGCATTAAAAGATATTATAAAATGATTAGAATAATCATTTGGGGAAATAACGTATTTTTCAAAAGGATTATCTGTAAAAAACAAATAAGTAATACTTGTAGAATCATCTTGAAGAGTGCCTATGCAGTATAAATTTGCTACCTTTGTATGGATTGCTATATCTGCTACACTTATATTACCTAAAACATTTTCTAAAGAACCTACGTTAGAGCCTTCAGATTTGTTTACTTGAACGTTAACCGCATTTCTATATTCGTTATTAGGTAGAATACGAGCATCAATGTCCCTGTTCATTTTGGACTTTAAAAAAGTATTTTTAGACTTATTCATTTAATTCTAGTGTTTAATCCATTTAGACTTACCTCTCATAACTTGAACTATCTCATCAAGTTTAATATTTGATAATCTTATTTTTGCATTTCTTAATTTAGCTCTTCTATCTTTTTGAAGTCTTTGCACAAGATACTCCTGTTGTCCTGATCGTGTAGATATTATATAATGCAATATAGACGCATATAAGGCATCTTCAGCTAGCTTAGGTACTTTAGTATCCGCATCATAAGCTAAGCCATCAGAGATGTATTCTAATACAATAAGCCTTCCAGCTAAATTACTAGAAAAAGACATTTTGCCTTCTCTTTCGTCCATGTTAAACCATCCGTTTGTTTGAGATGTTTGAGGATCAAGACCATATTGTCTTCCCCAATTCCAACTGCCTTCAAATCCATAAGCATTTTGAAAATCAACAGCTTCATCTATATTGTTAGCTAACTGTCCGTTTATTAAATTATCATTAGCTTTTTTCCATCTTTCAACTGTAAGAGAAGTTCCTTCAATGTTTTCGCCAAAATTATCTTGTGTTGGCACACCTACTTGATCTTGTAAAGGTGTTTCAAAAGGAGCTATAGTTAAGTTGTTTGCTGGGTATATAATTCTTTTTACGCCTAGTTGATCTATCCATGACACTCTTACGTAGTTAACATAATCTTGAGGAAGTATAACACTTAAGCTAGCTGGTATATTTAGCTCTTGAGAATGAATACTTTTTAAAGTATCATAGCTAAATTCTTGTAAAGATCTTTTGGCAAAAAACAATACATCTGATTTTTTAGCATTTTGTATTAACTTACCATCTCCAACATAACCAACCATAAAGTTGTCTATAGCATCTGTTAGTTTTATATATTCATAGCTGCCGTAATTGTCTTCTACGGTATCTCCATAAGCTTTTTCAGCTTCTGTTTGGCCATACTTACCACCAGATAATACTTTTAATTGAACAACAACAAAAGTTCCTGCTGGTAAAGTAGCTGTAATGTCTACAGCGTTATTTGTAACATTATAAGCTAATAAATATTCAGTATAAGTTTGAGGAAGTCCAGTTGTGCTTGTGTATACTTTAAAATTGTTTAAAGCATAATCAGCATTTGCTGGATTTGAATTACCAAATATTAAGTCTGTATCAAATGTAGTAGTATATACCTGAGTATCGTTTCCCGTAGATAAAAATCCTTGGGCTCCTTGATAGTATTGTTGATTTGTTTCAGTTATTAAACCCATTTGTTACTATGATTTTACGTTAGTTGATGCTTGTTGTGACTCTTGTTCGGCTACTTGTATAATTGTAGGATCATTTATAATAATTCCACAATATTTTAAAATATTTATTATTAAATTGTTTTTTTCTGAAACATCTAATTCAAAATTAACGCTGCTAGATCCTGCACTTCCAACTGGATTAAATATAAATTGACCAAGTGTACCTACTGTAAAATCCCATACAGGATTAACTGGTGTAAATAAACAATTTACATTTAAAATATTTGGAGTTGGTGAAATTTTTATTAAAAGTTGGCTTATAGTTGCCGGTGCAATAGTTGCGTTTGTAGTATAAGCAATAGGATAGCTAACAGTAGGTTCGGTTAATTTCGACCTAGTTATTTCTGAATAGTCACTTCTGCTAGTTAATTGCGTTATTGAGTTGTATGTGGGATTTGAGGTGTTATATGTAGAAATAATTTCACCTAATTTATAAACGGTTCCAGCCCCATTGTAATAGAAACCATCATTAGTAGCGTTATAAGAAAACGCTGCTTCTCTTTCAAAAGGATAAAGCCTATAAGCTATATCTTTGAACATGTTAAAAAACTCAGTATCGTTTTGAGTATTGTTTTGATTTTGGCGGTTAACTTGGTTTCCATTTGGAAAATAAGCCATAAATATTTCGCTTTGTACTTGAGTTGCTAAACTGCTAAACTCTGATGGGGTTATGTAACCTCTTTGTTCTTTGTTTATTATATACAAGACTGTTTGATATACTGTGTTTACACTTACTGCCATTTGTTTATTTTTATATACTAAAAAGGCGGCCGTAACCGCCTATATATAGTATCACTTGTTTTTATAGTTTTTTATCTATAGATTTATAAATTTCTACTCCTTCATCTGTTTTTAAGAAAGCCGCAAACGCTGAGTAAGGGTTTTCATCAAAAGGAACATTCATTAATTTTCTGCCTGTAGACACCCATATAAAAGTACGTTGATCTTGTGATAGACTTATAATTCCAACTTCCTGTGCTCTAATGGCAAAGTTTCTTAATTGTACGTTTTCATCATTAGCTAAGCTAATAAACAATTCTGGATTAGATCTAGCGAATAATAATAAATCTCTTTTAAGCTCTTTAGAACTCATTTCATTTACTTTAGATCCTAGTTCAACTCTTAATATTGCTTCTCCATGATCTACATCCATTGCTCTGGCTGCATTTAAAGCATCAATTTGAAGATCTAAAATATCTAAATCGTCAATTGCTACATCTTTTGCACTAAACTCATTGTATAATTTACCTTTTAAAGGGTGATACAAAGATAACAATTTTTGTAAATTTTGTTGAGCTTTTTTAACTGTTAAAGTTCCTTTAAGAAATCTAATATGCCCCATTGTAACTTCTCCTTTTTGTTCATCTACTAAAGGTGAATCTTGATTTGTTGCGTATCTTATTTCTCTTTGTTTTCCAGTTTTTTCATCAAAGTATAGTAAAGCATGTTTTCTTGTATGCTTTCCTGGTATTGTTAATGTAAGAGGATTTTTATTTCCTTTTAAATAATATACCCTGTCTTTAATTTCCCATTCTGGTTTTGTGGGTTTTACTGGAGTAGCAACTTGTGTTACCACTTCTTCTTGAGGAGCAACCTCAATTTGCTTTGCTTTAGCTTGTTTAGCCATAATATAATAAAATTAAATAGTTTGTAAAAGTAATAATTACCCCCGTCAATACAACGAGGGTAACAATTACATTAATATTGAATCCTTAGATTCCTTTGAATAATACAAAGTTGTTAGCAGCTTGAGTTACTAAACATCTTTCAGATAGGAAGTTAACCTCCATAGCATCAAGAGTCGAAGTAAATGCACCACCAGCAGAACCAGTTAGCCAAGATTTCATTCTTCTATCATCAGCTTGTGAAGCTCTATATCTTACGTGTAAGAAAGGTCTTCTGATGTTAGTTCCTAAAACTTGATCATATACTGTAGAAGTTCCAGCCGGTACTAATACACCTTCAATTGAATTAACTCCAACAATTCCTCCACGAGTAGAAGCATCATTTAAGTATTTCCAATCAGTTTTGTAAAAGTCATAAGAACCTCTTCTAAATCCAGAGAATCCTAAGTTAAGAGCCATTTCTTCAGAATTTTCAAATAATCCAAAAGCAGTACCTCCAGCAAATCCGCCAGAAATAGAAGCTAACATATCGTCAAAATCAAGAGCCGTTTGTCTCTGTAAAAATAACATGTTTTCTTCAATTGCTCCTTGAGTATCTAAATTCTTAAGGATTGCATCAAATTCATCAAGTCCAGCAGCAGCAGTAAATCCTACTTCTACATTACCTCTTGATTGAATAGCCGCAAATAAACCTTCAGATCCAGGCAAGCCTCCCGCTGGAACAGCAGCAGCTTGATTGAATTCGCTTTCAATCATACTCATTTCTAAGTAATCTTCAAAACGTAATCTAGTTTCAGATTCAGCTTTTAAATACCATAGGTATCCAGATGTTCCGTCTTCAGTTGCAACTTCAACCCATCCAATTTGTGCCATATCAGAACCAGATACTACGTATTGGCTTCTTAATATGATTGGTGAATTAGAATATTGTGTAAACTGAGGTTCAACAGAAACTCTTGTTTGAGTAGTTTGTGCATTACCAACAGCTTGATTTATTTGAGTTCCTTTTTGATAAGAAGAACCGTATACAAACACTTTAATGCTTCCTGAAGTTAAAGCAGCACCACCTACGACAGCAGCTCCACCAAATCCAGCAACAGTAATTGTTCCTGCAGCAGCAGCTGTGCCAATTACACTAGCAGTTACAATACCTTTTTCTTCACCACCTGTAACCGTGTCCAAAAGAACAACAGTGTCATTTACTGAAATAACATTTTGTACGCCAGGGAATCCAGCAGCTGGTGCTACTGTAATTACTCCACCTGCAAAAGTACAGTTGTCATAAGATATATGTAATCTATTTTGTTCTGACCAAATTACTTGATCACTTGTCATTGGCATTTCAGCGCCAACCATTCTTAAGAAGCCAGATAACGTACGATTTCCGTAACGCTCTACTTCTGCTTCATATACTTCTGGCAAATATTGCTGAGCAAAAGAGTTTGAATCTCCTGCGTTAGCACCGCCGTTAAATTGTAGATAGTTGCTATTTAATAGCTCCTGTCTAGAGGAAGGGATTAAGCTTCCAAATTGTGGATTTAAAGCCATAATTTTTTAGTTTTTTTTAGTTAAATTTTTTTGTTTTAATTCGTAAGCTTTTGGAATCAGTACCGCTTATAGCTTTTACCTTAAGTCCATTTATAAACACTTCTCCTTGGGTAGACCTAGCTTTAGTACTACTTAGGTTTTTAGAATTGTTTACAACTTCTTTTACGGCGTCAGCTTTTCCTTGCTCATAAAAATGAGAAGCAATCTTATCCACGTTGTCAGCGGCATACATAGCTTTGTGATAGCCTTTCGTATCTGTAACATTACCTTTAGTGTCTAGGAACTTCCCGACAAGGTTATTAATGTTTGATTGGCTTTCTGCAACTTTATCACGATTTTGAATGTTGTACTTATAATTCTTATCACCGACTTTAATATCGAAACCTTCGAAATTATCGTTGAAAAGTTCTTTAGTACTTTCTTTAAATTGTGTGTGTTGTTGCTCAGCTGCTTCTTGCTGCTTATTATATCGGTTAAAAAAGTCCGTAGCTTTTTGTTGATCTTGAGTAACGCCCGGTCTCAACTTGATCTCGTCGTAATATTTACTCTTTGTTTCTTCCAAATAGCTTTTGGCTTTTGCAACTTCTTCTTTAAACGCAATTCTTTTTTTGCGTGCATCTCTATCCTCATCAATGTCTTCGTCAATAACAAAGTCTTCTAAAAGCATATCAATGTCTTCACCTTCTAAATAAGGTTTTTCTTTTTTATAGTATTCTTTTAATAATGTAATATCATCTACTTGAGAATAATCAGCATTTAATCTAGTATAATCTTCTATTGTTCCACCTGTTTCTTCCATAAATGAAACTAGCTTTTCAATATTTTCAGGTAAAGTTTTTCCAAGAATTTTTTCATCTTGTATTGCTTTTTCTACTTGTACCTCGGTAATTTTTTCTTCAACTACTTCTTTAATTGCAGAAAACCCTTCAGTAGTTTCGTTGGACTCTTGTACAGGTTCTCCCATCTCTGTGCTATCTCCGGGTGATTTTTCCACAGATACTTTCTCTGTTTCTCCGATTGGAATGGCATCTTCTTCTTGTTTAGGTATTATTACTTTTTTAACATCTGGCTCTAACTCAATTAAAGGCTCTTTAATATTAACCTTAATAGGTTCAGCGCTGAGAGGTGTTAATTTTTTAGGAGTTTTCTTTTTAATTTTAAACTCACCTTCCTGTTTAACAGGTTCATTTGTTTTTGTTTCTGACATAATATAATATAATTAAATAATTGTTTACTTTTTACATAAGAGTCGGTATACCCTCCTCAGATTTATTTTCAAAGTCTATTGGCAAACTGTCATTTTGTCTTTGACTTATAAGTTCACTTTGTTGTGTAGCTTCCATTTTGCTACGGGTATCTTTACGATCTTCAATTGCACCTTCTTTTTGTTGTGTATTTTGAACATCAAGTTGTTTAAGCTGCATATCGTACTGAAATTTAGTTTGCATTTTTTGTGCATCTAATCGAGCAGCTATTTCCATACGTTGTATTTCCATTTGACTTTTTGATTGCTCGAATTGAACATTAGCACCCATTATAGCTTCCTGCTTTTGCACTTCTGCCATTGCAGTTTTTTCAGCTGTATCTGCTTGAGACTGTCCTTGAGCAGCAATATTAGCTTGTTGGTTTACTTGGTCTTGCTTAGCCTTAGCCTTACGTTTTATTTTAAGCATTTGATTAGCTAGCTTAAGATTTTTAATGTTTCTTAAATCTATAGCATCTTCTAAATCAATACCTCCTTGTTGCAATGCAACTTGTATGTTGTTTTCTAATTGAGCTTGTTCTTCTTCGTCTGGTTCTAATTCTAAGAATATACCAAAATCATGAAGGTTTAAATTTATTATCTCGTCTAACGTTTTAATGTTATATGTAGATACAGAATTTTGCAAAGCACTTCTAGTTAATGGAAATTCTAATGCATCAGCTATTTTAAGCGCAATGTTTTCGGCCAATTTAAGAGTAATATAAAGACTAGACTGGTTAATATGTCTAGTAGCTACATTGGATGCGTTAGCGGCCATCTTTTGCAATCCTACAAGTGAGTTCTTGTCCATAGCTGTTCCGTCTCTAGCTTCATTGAGCCCAGTTACATCACGAATCATTTGTAAGTAATATTGATACGTTTGTATAAGAGCATTAATTTTAGCTTGACCACTTGAACTATTAAGTTCTTGAATAGGTACTTTACCAGGATTCATGTCTCCATCTTGAGTTAATGATCTACCAACTATAGAACCTGTTTGGAAATACATATTTAATGCTTCCGCTGGATTATAATTAGTTCCATTACCAAGATCTACTTCTGCTAAGCCGTCCATATCTAAGTAAACACCGTCTGGTACCATACGAGATAAAACCTGTTGTAATTTTAAATGCGTTAACTGAATCATATCAGCAAACCCAATACACTTACTTACAATAGATTCAATACGGCCTTTGTACATTCTAGGTGCACATAAAGCATAATTCATTTCTACCTTTGTAGTATCAGCTGTAGGCCTAGACATATTTTTAGCTAGTTCCCACTTTATCATTTCATTAGATCCTAAAACTTTAGCACCATTATATAAAACTTCAATAGATCTTGAAACTCTTTCAAAGTTATCGTTTTCCGGTGGATTAAATGAGTCTGGCTTTTCTAAAGCTTTCATTAAACCCTGTGGAGTTTCTTTTATTTTAAATACTTGATTATGATATGTTTTGTAATCAAAGTATAAAACCTGAACTGTATTCTCGTCGTAATTACCCCAGCCTGTTATATATTGACTATTGCCAGGCATTTTTTGTATTCTTTCAAGTTCTTTTTCACCAATATCTGGAAATTCTTTTTTAAGTTCTGGTATTGTTATAGACTTTACTTCACCTACATAATATACATCATCAAAATTAGGATCTTCTGTATAAGAATAAACAACATAAGCAGGGTCAACATAATCAACAGTAATTCCTTCTGCAGTATTAAAGCTAGTTTTTGCTACAGCCATACCTAGTACAGTTAAATCCATGTTCAATCTTCTTCTTGTAAGATTAAACTTGTTTTGAGCAAGTACAGATGCTATAGCTTCTTCTTCCGCTATTTCCACAGATTGCTTGTAGCTTAGTTGCATATGAAGCTCTAATTCGTCTTTAGATTCAGGTACTGTATCAATGTTGGGAGTTTGATATAAGTTAATACCTAATGTCTGTTTAAGACTGTCTAAGTATTCTTTAGAAACCATATCTTCGTAAAGCATAGAAGCGTAGTTGGTTCTTTTCTTTATAGAAGAAGGATCTTGAGCATAAGCTTTAATATCATAAGATTTAGCTGATATACCATTAACAACTATATCTACAAATTTAGATAAAATTGGCACTGGCTTCCAATCCAAGTTTAAATAAGATAAATCACCATTAATAGATAATTCATCTTTATATTTTTGTATTGATTGCTCTCCTCGAGCATATAATCTTAATTGGTGAAATTGATTCCAACTAGTTAAATATCTATTACCATTAGTGCGCCCTTGACCAAACCACTCGTATTCGATAGCCTGCCCAACCTGCGTTCCGTATTCCCAGCTTGCTTTTTCTGCATCGCTCACTACTTGACTAGGGAAAGCGCTATTGGTGTTAGTATATATACCCATTTAACTTATTATTTTTGATGTTGAACCTTTATTATCGTATTTTTTAATGCCTAAATCTACAGGCTGAAGTTTTGGTCTTCTATTGCTTGGTGCATATCTATGTTTGTTGCAAGCCATTAAAGCAAGCCCAGAACTTATAGATGCATCATGTTTTGTTCTATTATTAATATCAAACTTAGCCCAGTCTTCTAAGGTTCTTTGAAAATATACATCTCCATA